CCACGCGTCCCTCTTACGCCGCCATCTACTTACGAACCGGGAATGGACCCCATGTTTAATTATTTTGAGGGGCAGGAGCCGCCCAGCGCAGTGATAATGAAAGAGGGCAGCAAAGGGCTTGTAGGCGATGCAGAGCGTGTACAACAGAAGGGTCGCAATGGCGACACTATGCTTGTTCACATGAATCCTGATGAGTTTAACGCTATGGCTGCTTTGGGTGGCCTCGGTGGGTTGGCGCAAAATCGTGTCACAATAAACCCGGATACGGGTCTCCCCGAAATGTTTAGCTTCAGGAATATTCTGCCGACAGTTGTAGGCATTGCTGGGGCGGCGTTTGGTGTTCCAACACTTCCCCTTGCCCTTGGTGTCGGTGCTACGACTGCCGTAACTACAGGAGACCTTGGCAAAGGTATTCTTGCTGGTCTTGGATCATATGCATTGGGCAGCTTGTTTGGTGATGTTGGGGCAAGTGGTGTGCCTGATGCTGCTGCTACTCAGGCTGCTACAGTCGGTGCTAGTCCTGCTGCTCAAATCTCCGCTACTGGTATACCTTCGGTGGGTGCCGCAAATGCGCCTGAGCTTTTTTCTAGCGGAATGCCTGTTTCTGACACCGCCCTCCTCCAAGGTCAGAGCGTTTTTGAAGCAGCACCTAGGAGTCTTGCCTCCACTGCTCCTATCGCTTCGGCTGTCCCTGCTGCACCGTCCGTGACTCCAGAGGCGTTGGCAGCGGCAAGAACAAGTGTTTTTGAAAACGCGCCATTTAGCACAGCCTTAGATTCAACAGCCGTTGGACCTAGCAGATTAGATTATTTCACTGAAGGACTGTCGAAGATAGGACAACCCGGAGGTGTTAGCTATCTTGATGCTGCAACAAAAGGTCTAGGTGGCCTTGGCGCTTCGGCTGCTGGTGCTGGTTTACTTGACCCGCCAACGTATGATTATACCGCTCTTAGCGATAGTGGTCGTTCGCGTAACGTAGAACCTATAGCTCCTCTCCAACGCAATCTTTTATCTCCGGGTCCTGACTATCGCCCCGGATTTGACCCTGCGTTCAGTTATTTTGCACAGGACGGTAAGCGTGGAGAACTAGACCCATCGATGGGCGGCATAATGGGTGGCCCTGCTGTCAATCCAATCATGCAGAGCGCACAACAAATAGCGTCAAATGCGATGCCACAACGACAGATGAGCCGCCTCAATCCTGCGATGTACAATCCAAACGCTGCAATTAGAGCGTCTCTGCCCATGAGACGGATGGCTAACGGCAGTGTTCCCGAAGATCAGGCGATGGCTGGTCTGATGGATGTGGCCTCCGATGAGGTTAAAAATAACCTAGACGAGCGTATGTCAGTGCCGCCTCAGGACTCAGAGCCACAAAATGTGGAAGAGCGCATCGTTTATGATAATGCAATGCTTGCTGTTCAGGGTGTTCTTCAGGATGAGGCCGCACAAGAAGCTGTGTCAGAGTTTATCGAGACATTTGGCATGGCAGCGTATGAGGCGCTTGTTGCGTCAGTAAACGAGCCTCGCGATGAAGGTGGCGTTATCAAACCCGCTAACGGTCAAACCACCGTCAAAGAAGGGGCTATTCAGGGTGAAGATGTTATAGCAGGAATGATTGTTGACCCTGAGACAGGTGAAGAGACCGCAAACCTTCGTATTGGAGAGAATGAATATGTTGAACCTGCTGAAAGCCTTGCGCGACGAGCTATGGCGGCGGGTCTGCCGCCTACGCCAAAAAATGGCGCGATGGTAAGGAGTGCTGAAGAAGATCAGCTTCGTATGACATATGGCTGATCTTCAGGTTTCGTTGGTTGATCCCAAATATATAAATCGTGTTTGGGATGAGGTTGAACCAATACTAGGAAAGTCTATAGGTTCTGCCCACGGCAGATATGAGATGAAGGATATATTTAAAGAGATTGTTAATTTTCAACAGCATTTATGGGTAGTCTTTGATGGAAGAAAGATCATTGCAGCGCTAACAACAAGTTTTACTGATTATCCCAAGAAAAAAGTATTATCAGGCAATTTCTTGGGTGGCGAAAGAATAATGCGATGGCGAGACCCTATGTTGAAAACATTAGAAAGTTGGGCAAAAGACAATGATTGCGATGGTTTGGAAATGACTGGACGCGATGGTTTCGAAAAAGTTCTTGGCCCGTATGGCTGGACGCCAGAATACGTGGTGTTCGAGAAAATGTTTGAGGAGAGAGTAAATGGGTAAAGGATCACCCGCGCCCCCGCCAGCTCAACCACAAAATGTGACCACAACTACGAGCAATCTGCCGGAATACGCAGAGCCTTTTTTCACGCGCTTATTGCAGCGCGGCGAGGCTCTTTCGCAAGAGCAATACATACCTATTGAGCAGCAAAGGTTAGCTGACTTTGATCCTCTGCAAGAACAGTCTTTTCAACAAGCTCAATCTATAGCTCAGTCGGGTCTGCCAGAAGAACTCGATGCGTCCAGAACTCGCCTTCAGCAAGCCTTGGATTTCCAACCCGGATACACGCCGGGTACAATAGACGCGGGTAGGTTCACCGATGTTGGTATAGCCCAAAGCTACATGAATCCTTTTCAAGAACAGGTCATTGATGTGCAACAGGCCCGTGCTCGTCGCCAGTTTGAAGAGGATCAGGGTCAAAGAGTTGCAGATGCAGCAGTTAGGGCTGGCGCTTTTGGCACCTCTCGCGAAAGGCTGGCTAGTGAGCTTGCAAGACAAAGATTTGAAGACAGGTTGGCTGATTTAGAAGCCACACAAAGAGCGCAAGCGTTTGATCAAGCGCAGAGGGCCTTTGCGACAGATCAGACCGCTGGTCTTCGCGCTGCTGCACTTCGAGAAGAAGCCGCACAACAAGCTGGTCGTCTTGGATTGGCGGGTGAGCAAGTTGGTCTTGATGCTGCCCGACAGGTCGCTGCCCTTGGCGAAGGAGAGCTTGGCCTTGGCTTGCGTCAGGCTGATGTGCTTCGTCAAATTGGCGAACAGCGTCAGGCACTAGAGCAACAGCAACTTGATATAGGGGTATCTGACTTCATCTCGCAAAGAGACTTTCCGCGTCAACAACTCGCTTTCCAGAGCGGAATTCTACGCGGTATCCCTGTCAGTCCGATTAGTGAGACCGCGCAGTTCCAAGCGCAACCCAGCACCGCGCAGCAGCTTTTGGGCTTTGGCCTCGGTGGTGTTGGTTTAGCAAGAAGTATTTTCGGGACATAGGATATAGACATGGCCGTCACAAATATGTCGATCATCGAAAAAGATGATTTAATCAAAAAGATGCCACGGGACTCTCTCAAAGAAGAGCTTAGGAATCCGTCTGGTAACTTCCCCCTGTTTTTGATTGCCGCCCGTCTTAAAGAAGTTGAGGAGATGGAGCGTGATGTAATGGCCCGTCAAGCAGCGCAACAGTCCTCTACAGAAGCAGAGACAGTTGCTGCACGTTTGGCGCAACAGGCGATGCCTCAAGTTCCCATGTCAGGTGTGGGCGCAAATCCAGCGCCTCAGCCACGACCTGATGCTCAGGGCATCATGGCGCAGCAAATGGCTGGTCCTACTCAGCCCCTGCCAACGGTGATGGCTCAGAGGGGTCTACAGGGCAAATATCCGGGCGAGTCATCGGGCATTGATCAAGAGGTGCTTGCTGCCGCTGTTCGTTCGCGTCAGGCAAAAGGTGGTCCCCGTCTGTACAATCAGCAAAGGGCAATTGGTTTTGAAAAGGCTGGCAGAAAAGGCGCAGCCCCCGCAAGCCAGATACCAGCGCTTCTTGGTCTTGCGTCTGCGATGGCAAAGACTGAAGAACGTGCGTTTGGTGGTATGGAGACATTACCTCCGTTCCAGATTGAGTCCAGTTCAATGCCAATGAGCCGTAAGGGGTTTACAGCCCCTGCCCGTTCTGTCGGTTCTAAGATGCCTAAAGAAGAAGACGGACTCGCTTATATTTCTAAAATACTGGGGGCTATGGGTGGCTCTTCAAAGGACAAGCCGACTGTCTTTGCTCAGGAGGGTTTTTCATCTTTGTCCGCACAAAGACGACCCGGAGAAACACGCAGACAATTGCAAGCAAGACTAGAGGGAAGACCTGACCCCGGTCCAGACTCAACCGTTTTAGATAAGATAGGAAGTGTTGTTTCGTCATTTGTTCCAACTAGAGAACAAGTTTTAGCTAATCAAAGAGTTGGTGTTTCAGCAGCCTCGATGGGGCCAACAGCCTTTGTGGAGCAAGCACAAACACCTGTTCCCGTTTCGGCAAATCAAGCAGCACAAGCGCGACAACTGCTTGGCAATTTTACACGGGACGAGCTATTCGCGGTTAACCCAATGTCTTTCACAGGAGCTAGTCAAGAAGAGATTGATGAAGCGAATAGACTTGCATTGCAACAAGGAAGAGAGGGACAGGCGAGACCTTTAAGTCAAACATCAAATCAAACTGATGCTAGTGATGATCAAACTCTTGAGGCTGTTCAGATAGACGAAGTTCCTACACTTAGCTCTATTGGAGAAAAGTTTGGCAAACTTATTTCGGACCCGAATGAGCAGTTCAAGCCCATAATTGCAGAGTACACTAAACAAGTTGAAGAGGTCGAAAAACAAGAGCCTGTTCCTAAAAGCATGACTGACATGCGGGAGCGTTATCAAAATCGCTTAGATGCTCTTGAAAAAAGTCCTCTTCCATTTATGACTGCCGCTGCCGCTGCAATAAGGGGTAACCAGCCAATTCTTGTTGCGATGACCAATGCTATGATTGGGTACAGTGCTGGTGATGAGAAGGTCAAAAACCAAGGCTTGAAAATCATGGGCGATATGGTTGACTTGGATGTCAACATCAAAACCCTCGAAGCGAAACAACGTGATTCAGAAATGAAAGCAAGGAATGCATTGCTCGAAGCGCGTCAGGCAGCATTGAAGGGAAACAGAGAGCGCGAAACTCAACTCTTGCAACTCGCAAGTAACGAGCAAAGGTCTCTTAGAACAGCGGCAGCAGATAAAGCAAAATTAGAGGACGCTGCGAGAAATAGAGCTAATCAGTTAAAAATAGGGACATTCAAGACTCAGGCAGAGATTGATCGTTTCAATACACTTCTTGCTGCTCGTAAGGAGCAGTTCCCCAACGAAGGAGAATTCAACAGAAATGCAGCGGTTCTAGCAGCCATGAGTCCTAGAAGTCAGACTTCTTCGTTTTCGGCTTTAAATTTTGAGAGGGCCACTATAAAGGGAAGGGATAAATTTTTAAATGAGGACATCAAATCACTCATAGATCAATATAATAGGGGCAAGTCGAGGGAGGATCGAGTTCCAAGACAAGGTGCTTCAGATGCTCAACTGAGAGCGGTCATTGAGGCTGCTGGCGGTCGAAGCGCTCTCCCCGGTGATCGTTTTATACAAGATGCGATTCTTCAGAAGCTATACGGGAATACTCCCGCACGATCTGGCGGAGGAGTCGCCACTGGTGCGATGACATTAGGGGAACTAAGAGAACGCGCGGCGGGTACACCAGTAGGTCAATAATTTATGGGGCAGATAATTGATATACCCAATGTGGGTCCTATTGAGTTCCCTGATGGGATGTCTGATGCTGAAATACTAGGAATCATTGATAACGAGATTATTCCTAATCAGCAACAGGGACGTTACAGCGCGACACCCGCGACCCCCGCGACCCCCGCGCCAGCGCAGCCTGAAGAAGACACCACCCTAATTGGCGACCTTGCGTCTGGTGTTGCTACTGGCTTCACAACGATGGTGCCTCTTGCAGTTGAAGGCGCTGGTGCCTTGGCATATTCTGCCGGGTTAACCGACGATCTCGACAACGCTTTTGTGCGTTGGGGGCGTCAATCGCAAAAAGACTTACGAAATTTCTTTGGCGGAGACCCAAGGTCTCATGCGTATGGCGTGGGTAACGCGCTTGGTTCGTTTGCTTCCTTCTTTGTTCCGGGGCTTGGCGCAGCAGGTTTAACCGCAAAAGGGGTTGGTTTGGCAGCTAGGGGTTCTACCGCTGCTGCTCGTAACTATTTACGCGCCGCAAGGGCGACAAAGATAGGTGGCACAGGCAGTTTGGCTGTTGGCGCTGGCGCTGGTGAACAGGCAGAGAGAATACTTGATCTCACTGACAAACTCGAAGGCGAGTATCCCGCTGCAACCGAAAACCTAAAAGCAGCCATTGCCACTGGCGGTGTTATTGGTCTAACAGAACTTGCCCCTGTTAAATTTGTCACGGCGACAATTTCAAAAGGTATTCCAAGCAAGGTTGGCAAAGAGACTACCAATAAGATTTTAGCGAGAGTTGCAGAGATAGTGTCTGGAACTGCACCGCGCAGAATAGCAGCGACGGGCGTTGGAGAAGGCACCCAAGAGGCACTTGCTGGTTATCTTCAGGACCTCACAGAGCGAGGTCTCTACAACCCTGATCTTGAAATAGGTCAATCAGCAGCCGCTGATTTTGGCTATGGGGGCAGCGCTGGTGCTATATTCCAGACTGGTCTTGAACTTATGCTGGGGAGGCGAAATCGGACCAAACCACCACCCACCAATCAAGAACAAGCCGAGCAAGAACAACTCGAAAGAGAAGCTGCTGCTGCTTTTGAAGAAGGCACTGGTGCGCCGACAGAGCCTCTTGGGTTACCTGCACCAGAGCCTCAGCTATTACTGCCCGATCTGACAGGCAGACAAACACCTCTTGTGCCGCCGGAGGCAAACGTCGAGGAACTGGTTAGCCAAACCATTGTCGATATAGGTTCAGACTTGCCGTTGTCGTTCAATAACGGTTCTGTTGTAGTTACGGACGATGCTGGCACCCCTGATTCCTATGAGGTCATACAGAACGACGAAGGTATATTTGTTGCATCCAAGCAAGGAACGAGGGTCTCTCCTAATTTTTCTTCTTTGGAGCAAGCCTCTGAATTTAGGGACGGCTTAAACGTCTCGGTCAATGAGATGCTTGTCCAACAGGACGACATCGAAACAAACAGACAAGCCACAGAGGCGGTGCAAAGGGCGAAACTTGAAGAAACCTCAGCAACTCTGGATGCAGCAAGAGCAACAATTTCTGCTCCGGGTATTGATTTCTCTGCTATTCCGGGTAGTGCGGCTCAAGCGGTCAACACCAGACGCAGTCAAACAGGTCGCGCCACGCTAGGTGCAGAAGACACAGTAAGCATTGAGGAGTTAAGCGATAGTAATGTCTCGCAAGATGTAATTGACGGACTCCTGCCAGCCTCTGAACCTGCCACCGCAGACGATGTACGCTCTGCCGCAGCATCAAAGAATATTCTGGTTGAGGACGCTGGATTCGAGCGCTTTGCCCGTAGAAACTCCGGATCTGCAAACATAGACACCATGTCTCCAACACAACTTGGCTACATGATTGATGCTATTGAGGGTCTTCCAGCGCTTCCGGGTGACGGCCCCCAGAGTTTGCCAGTCATTCAGCCGCCTGAGTTCACTGGACCCCAGTATGCAGCGACAATCAACCTTGCCAAGCGTAAGGGTGAAGAGGGCGTCCTCAAGTCAGAGATTTCCAAAAACATTGATATGAAACGCGGTGCGCCCACCGAGTCGTTGATACAGGCTGGCATGGATCGTGGTGATCTTGTGCCGCATCCGACACGAAAGAACAGGTGGGTCAGTCGGCAGCTTTACGAAGAAAGGCTAAATCAGCCGCGTTCGCGCCTTGAGAGGGGAGAGCAAATAGAGGCAGAGGCCCGTGTTGCTGAAGAACGTGCCGCTCAAGAGGCGCAGAGACGACAGCCTACCCGTGAGACCCTTGGCCCCGGCATTATCGTAGAAACCACGCGGGAAGAGGGCGATACGCGCTCTATTCCTGAGCGTAGCAGGGAGTTCCAAGAGCGTCTCGGAGAGACCACGCCTACGCCTGAGGCTTTATCCAGACGCGATGAGATACAGCAATCCCTCACTGATGAGCTTAACAGGTTTGCTGCCAGCCCCGCTGGTAGAGCGGCAAAGCTAGATGCCAACAAGATCAGCGTCCAAGTTGTTGATTCCATAGTAAGTCCCGCCGAAGACCGCGTTGCGCCGGGGGTGTTTTTCCGTGAGGAGGGCAGCGGAAAAATAATTATCCAAGTCGCTTTGGACATTGCAGAGCGGGGTGCGGCGAACGAAGCACAGGTTAAAAATAACCTGAAAGATGTGTTCAACCACGAAGTTGTACATGCCTTAGTGGAGCTTGGTGTTATCAGTAAATCTGACATGGCATCGCTTGTTAAGTATGCGAAAAACAGCCGGGTTAAAGGCTCTAAGCTAACAGTCTATGAAAACGTAGAGGAACTTTATTCTTCGGAAGAGTTAGACTTAACTGAGGAGCAATTAAACGAAGAAGCCGTCGCAGATGCGTTTCGTGATTGGGCCGCTGGTCGTCTTAAGGTCACTGGCAAGCCAAGAGGAATATTTGACCGCATTGTGCGCTTCTTCCGTAGCATTGGCTCCGGCCTAAGCAATGCAGAAATAACCTCTGCCGAGCAAATATTTAATAATCTACGCGCACCGATTGGCGCACGATCTGCCCCCGTTGCCGCTGCCAACAGAGAGGCAGCAAGACAGGCAGAGGCCGCTGCCATAGCCGAGGGCATGGATGTGCCAGATGCGCCAATAGATGCGTATGACGGAAAGTACTCCCTGTATCCGGCCCAGTTGGATGATCTGGCGCAAAGAATAATGGGTGTTGAATCTGTGCAAGACGGCAATATTGTTCGCCGTTTCAGAGCCACCGATCTTCCAGAGGCAATAAAACAAAGGCTGCGCCTGAACCGAGACCAGAAGAAAGCTCTGGATCGACAAAAAGCAGCGATAGATGGCAAGTATTCTTTAGCAAGAAAGCCTATCGATCCGAAAGACCCGGCCTTTACCTCGCGAGATGAAAGACATGACAACGCAGAGGTGGCAGGTAAAAGGCTTCCGCCACGGGGTAAAGCGCGTCGGCTGTCTGCCCTTGATCTCTTGTATAACGACAACCTTCTGCCTCGAAGAGGTAGCAGCACTGGCTACGTCGCTCGACTATTGCAAGAAAGAGCAAAAAAGGTTCTGGGCGACAAGCCAATAGCTATTGAATCCGACACAAGCAAGGACGGATTGCTCTCTGATATGCTTGCTGCCGAGGCTATTGCCGCTCTTGATGAGACGGGTAATGCGGCGACTTGGTACAGTGAGAAGGTAGCAGAAGCCATTGAGGTGGCATCTCAGTTGTATCCCGAAATAGCAACTGATGCTAATGCCCGTTTTGCTTTTTTGGCAGCGCTCTCGGTAACAAGTCAAAACACTCCGGTTATGGAGAACTCAGTTTATACGTCTGAGGTGTACGAATACTTCCGTGAGAACCAGCGCTTCCCTGAGGACTTCTCAAAGGGCAAACATGGCAAGTCTATGGCGACTAACTTCGCCCTTTTGAATGACTTGTTAGACGGGATGGGTCCAGCAGGAGTCCAATCGTTCTTTGATCAGCAGTTTACAGTTAAGCAGTTAAAGGATGCTGGTTTTAGTCCGCCGAGTGGCGAGAATGTAGATACTGTTGTTTACGGGTCTTTCCTGCTTGGCCCAAAGATTGGTCAGGGTTTTTATCAAAATTTGAACGGTAACTTCTCTCCGGTCACCATCGATATGTGGCTAATGCGGACTATCGGTCGAGCAACTGGTCGCTTGATTGGCAAACCTGAAATCATCGAAAAACAGGCAGATCGCCTTTTGAAGGGCTTACAGGCTGATCCTGAAAAAGTTCGCGACAACTTCTTAATTAGCAATGTATCTGAGATACGTAACAGAGCTAAAGATGATCAAATAGACGGTGACGTTGACGCTCTTGTCGAGATAGCTGATGATCTTCGTTTACAGCATGACAGAATTTTTGCGACACCTGAGGTGCAAGCACTATTCCGTCAGAAAAAGTATAACAAACCAGAGTGGGCCAAAGCTGCCGAAGCGATTGTAACGCAGCAAAACAAGCCTCAGGACTCACCATCTGGCGGTAATTTCCGTAATGCTGTTCGTCGCATTATGGAGAAGACACGCCAGAAGATGGCTAACAGTGGCTACGATGTGACAAATGCTGATCTTCAGGCTATTCTTTGGTATCCAGAGAAAAACCTGTACAAGAAGCTGGGCGTTCGCACTAAAGAAAATCTGAACATCGATTACGCTCAGGCGTTTGAAAGAATTTTAGAAGGGAGGGCCGAGTTAGATGCCGAAGGAAATGTTTTACCGCCCGTGGGGAGAGGGGTCGGAACAGAAACCGCCGATGTCACGGGAAGAGCAGAAGAAGATGGTGTCGAACTTGATGAAATTACGTCCGGTGAAGGTGCCAAATCAGCCCCCGAAGGACCAAAATTCTCGTTAGCTCCTAAACCAGAAACACAGGCTTTTCGGAATTGGTTCCGCAACAGTAAAATTGTTAACGCTGACGGCAGTCCAGCAGTCGTATATCATGGCACCCAGTATGATATCGATGTGTTTCGCCCTACAGCCCCATTACTTGATCCTGCCCGTCAGGAATACATGGATGAGTTTGGTGCTAAAGGGATATATTTCTCAAAAGACCCTGATTATGCCAAGATTTATGCCAGAGATGTGAACCTTCCACGCAAGGCCGCATTTGGGGACGCTGGGCCAGTGATGTACCCGGTTTATCTTAGCTTGCAAAACCCGAAAGTCATCTCAAACCTTTCGTTTTGGGAGGAGACAAAGGCGCGAGTCAGAGATGCTAAAGGAGGTATCGCTGCGCTCCGTAAGGGCATAAATGAGCGAGAGGGACGACTAGCTGCCAGCAGTGCCTATCTCTCTGGCGCAGACATACGACAGCTAGAAGCTCAAGGCTTCGATGGGATTGTAAATGACTTTTCCAACGAGATAATTGCATTCCGTCCAGAACAGATAAAATCTATCTTTAATGAAGGGGCTTTTGATCCTGCCGATAGCCGAATTCGCTATTCTCTTCAACGCGAAACTCCAGAGAACACACTTCTCAACTTTATCAAACAAAACCCTGAGGGCTTCACTGTCACGATTGACGGTCAACCCGCCCCTCCCGGCTATGTAGTTGCCCCGGTAAAGGCCGCTGAAATAACTGTCCAAGCTGATGAGTTAGACGCTGAATCAGTGCGTGAGTATGCCGAAATTTTGAAAGATGTCGCGGACTCGACCAATCGCGAGACCTATGCTGGCGGGTGGCTAAACTCCGAAGACGGCCTGTATTATCTTGATGCAGTCCATATTTATGATGAGCTTGACACAGCCCTCTATATTGCTGATAGTGCGGAACAACTCGCTATCTTTGACCTAAGGACATTCGATGAAATCAGAACCCCAGAAGGTATCGAACAACTCAAATCGGCTGGAACTTACAGCGATCAAACCCGGAATGAGCGTGGAAGAGATTCAGACGAAGCTGCTCGAAAGTATGCGGAGGTCCGCGCAACCAGAGGTCCGAAATTCAGTCTCTCAAGAGCGCAAGTAGCAGAGAGAGACAGTTTCTCCCGATATAACGAACAATTCAGTGTACCGATTGATGCCTACGAGGCATCGAGTTTATCTACGCTAACATCCCCAAGCCCTCACGCCGACAACGGCGCTCATAGGATTTTGTTTGGCAACAGAGCCTTGACTGTCTTTGTACCGAAGGGCTTTGACAAGTTCAGTCGTAATCGTGACAAGACTTTTGGCTTTGGTCAAAGGCATATGGTGAAGCACGATGCAGAGGCTGCAAAGAGAACAGGTGGCACTTACGGTAGCATTGCTGATGTTGCCGCTGCAGCCTTGAATGCATATTGGCCGCTCAGGAATAACTTAGTCGGAAGTCCGTTTGAGATAACCGAACAAGTCAGTGCTACGGGCAGTCCACAAATTAGAATGGAGTGGACAAACGAAAGCTCTGGTTATCCTGCCGTCTTGATCTTTGAGCCGTTCTATCTTTCTACCGTCATGCCATCAATCGCTAGACAAAATCCGGCAGCGGGTAACCAACAGATTATGTTCCTCAACAATGGATTTATTGGATCGTCTGACGGCAAAAGCAGTAGTCCTGTCCCACAGCCAGCCATAACCATCAAAAGACGGACACCTGAGATGGAGCGCTCCATACAGCGCGGCATGGCAAATGCAGTGTCCCCCCAGAAAAGCGCTCAGGTAGCCCGTGAAGTTTTAACACTGCAAAGAAAATACAGTCTAAAACGCAGCGAAGAGAACCTCTCTCCTGATGCTAAAATCGTTCACGACAAAACAATTAGCTCCGCCGAAGACCAAACATTTTTCCAACGAATAATGGAGTCTTTCAGAATTTCAGACCCCAGTGATCGGTCTGTAATGCTCAAGATCAGGCGCAACATTGCTGATAACTATGCTGGTATTCGTGACATAGGCAGGAGAGCGCAAGAAATTGCTGATATAGGCGCTGAAGCTCAGGTTAACTCTGCGATTGGTCAACTCGAAAGAAAGCGCGGAGTTGTTGCCGCTGGTTTGAACATAGGACCGCTTGTAAGGTTTGGTGGTCAAGTTACTGCTATCAACGAAAACATTGTTGAAAACCTTCAAAACGATGAAGCCCGTGCAAAGTTCCAAGCCGCGTTTGATCGATTGCAACAAGAGACCCAATACATAGAAACAGACCCCGTTACGGGCGAACAGACCGTTGTGCGTTACGAAAGCGCAGCAGATTTGAAGGGCTTGGCAGAGATATTCAGCGAAATCGAGCAGGAAAACCTTTGGGCTGGGTTTAATTTGTACGCCGCTGCCAAAAGAGCAAACAGGCTTATGGCAGAAGGGCGAGAAAAAACTTTCACCCAAGAAGAAATTAACATTGCCCTTGAGGAAGGGGCTAAAAACCCAGCGATCATACGGGCGTATCGCAATTATCAACTTTGGAACAACGCCTTTGTTGGCGTCATGGAAAACTCTGGCGTTATTTCGGGTGAGGCAGCACAGCTTTGGAAAGATAACTCTGATTATTTGCCGTTCTATCGCCAGACGTTTGACAACGAAGGGGTCCTCTACGACATCTCAACTGCCGAAGAGACAGCAACTGGTGATGTTGTGTTTACCCCTGATGCAACGTCTCCAAATAACAGTGTGCTGCAAAATATTTATAACATCAAAGCTCCGAAAGAGTTGAAGGGCGGCAAACCGTTCTTCTTTGTCATGGTTAACAACGTGGCAGACAGCAAGTCTTACACCACCGCCGAAGAAGCAGGTATAAGGTTGCAGGAGTTGAAGAAGCTGAACCCGAATTCCAAGTAAATACACTAGAACCAGAAGCAGCACCTGTTGCACCGGATAAATTACTAGAACCACTAACAGAACCTGAAATATCGGTTCCTAAAGCTATATTTGCAGCATTAAAATCATTTTTTTCAACGAATGGTATTCCTGGAATATCCATTACCGAAAATATCATTCTTCTAGTT